CACAATACCATAATATAGACGGAAAACAAGTTGAAATGTCTCACAAAGGTCTCATCTCGATTTCAACCAATGGACAAATCTCGGCGAATGCAATTAGCGCTTCACGTTTTGTTCGATAATACTGGGCTTTTGATAAAAACAGCTTGTCCATTATTTGCTTGTCACTATATCGTTTGGTTAAGTAACAGCTTGTTAGTATAAGCCGATGATTCTCTGATTCCAGAGATTCAATAGCACCTTCACAGCACGCTATATAGTACAGCTCGTCAGCGTGCGATACGAGCTTGTCCTCGGCTTTGTTGCCATAGCTAGGTGACTTGGGCATGCCGTCCATCACGGGGCTTCTGAGCGCTATTTTGGTGCGTTGAGCGAGCCGCTTGTGATGCCAGTAGTTCCCCAAGACCTCTTTGGCGTTTTCAATTGTTTTGTCATGATCAATTGGGCTAAAATATCTCGTTGCTCGCACCACTGCGTCCACTCCTTATGGTATGATTAAATTTGTAAAAGTTTTGGGGATAAGCGTGCCTTCGTGGTGCGCTTTTGTTATACTGTCTTCGGAGGCCCACTCCAAAATGATTATTATTATTACCCTAGCTCAATTCACACACTGGCCTCCATAGCGCGCCCTTTATCCGGCGCGCTTTTTGTTTACCTGAACTTGAAGGCAGCAAGCCATTGTTCAATCGTGGCAGCGGCCGCCTTGAAGACTGGATAAAGTGCTTTTGCAAGTCCGTCCATTGTTCGCTCATATTTTCTGCGTTCATACATGAGCTGTTCCTTGCGCGCTCGCACAACTGCTCGATGCCGATCATTCATTTCATTTTCCTCTTTTCCAGTTAGCCCACGCCCATATTGCAGCACCTGCGATGAGCAATATAACGGCAATCATATGTTTCATTGCCGATCCTCTCTGATTGCATCCGAAATGCCCCAAAGTGCAAACAAGACTGCTAGCAGTGTCAAGCCAGTAAATGTTTTGTAAGCTCCAAAATTCATATATTTTGCAGGTAAAAATGAAGACGCCAGAGCTAATGTGAAACCAAGCCATGACATGAAACGGTAAGGCCCATATTTCATTGTTTTCCCTCCAGTAGCTCCGGATTCTCCCTGAACTTAATCTCTCGTTTCATTTCTCCGCCTCCTCATACATCACTAGCGCAAACAGCATTGGGACACCATCAGCACCACGTGTTGGCTGGAACTTAATATCAACAATGTTTTTACCTTTTATGAATTCGTTTATTTCTCTTTCAAATTCAGAGCTTGTACAGGTGTCATTCCAAATATATCTAACTTTCATCTTCGCCATCTCCTAATCGAATACCGACTACACCTGCGAATAAGTCTAGAAATTTCATGCGACCGTTCACTCCTTCACCTCCAATTTCACGATTTCGCCTGTTTCCTCAACGCGCCAGACACCTAGCACCCATGCACGGGCGAATGTGTCTTGCAGCTTGAGCCATCTATCTTTATTTTTATCAGTGTATCCGCCCAAAACACGAAATGTTTTAGCAACTTCGATTGGTGTGGTCTCATCGCCCAGCGCAAAAGACAAGGAATCATCATTTGCTTTACATTGCTTTATCCAATCGCTTTGGGCTTTAGGAATCACCGGCAGATCATCTGGCAAGGCGTCGTCATAACGTTTCTTGTACCCATCCAATGTTTCCCTAGGCCAACCATTGAAGAACACCTGATAGCCAGCAAGACGGTTCCAAACCGCCTCGAACACGTCCCGCTTCGTCTCATTGCTCATCTTCAGTCACCTCTTCTTTTTCGCAGTCTTGCAAGCCGTAATGTTCGATCTCTGATTCGGTGAACTGAGCCAATGAATCACTTTGGGCTTTGCTATGAAGAAACCATGCTACGGTTCCGGGATGAACCGTAGATCGGTATGCTTGAGCAAAATACTCATGCTTCTTCTTATCGACAAGCACTTTGTAGACCAGATACTTCTTCTTCACGGTGTAGCCGTTGACGTAAGCATTCATCAGCAGTTCTTCTAAGCCATTAGAATTATCAGAATGGTCAGTAATATACTTTGCTGGCCGCGTATAATCGTGTGCACGTTCAACGATTTCGGCTTGTTCTTTGGTTAGGACTACCTTTTCAGGCTCCTCAACGAGCGTGACAACGTGACCGCCATGATCTTTAGCCGCTAGTTCAGCCTGTTTCTTATTAGGCGTTGTAGGGAAATCCGAGATGGCTAATGACCAGAAACCTAAACTATCCGAAAAGTCCCAAAATTCACCACTGCGGTTCTTTACCGCGTACATTTTTTCTTCGCTCATTTTTCGTCCTCCTGTTTGATTGGCACTAGCTTGTAGTCCACATCTTTGTACATGACGCCTACAACCTTGCCAGTCTTTTTGCTGACGTAGATGTCATCGAACGTGTCGTCTCCTGTTTTCATTGCTCGGCTTCCTTTCCCGCTGCTAATTTCTGAATGGCTTCGTTGTATCTTTCTGGTATCTCTGTTGATTCAATGTGATTTTGTTCAGGCTATAGCCATTGTCGAATATCAAATTCTTGCTCAACGTCTTTGCTGTGTGGCATCACATTCACTGCGCTGAAATGCAAATAGTCGTCTTCATCGTTTTGAATGAAATATACTTGTCTAGCAGCACGTGTCAGGCTGTCGCCGTGAACAATTGTTGCGTTCATGCCGTGAATGGCACAATTGAATATTAAAAACGGCAACGTGCTATCGCCAAGCTCTTCAAGGTGATAAAAATACATGCTTGGCCGATAGTCCCACGGCTTATGCTTCAAACGGTCCTGTTGCCATCGTTGAATCATCATTGAGCCAGTCCCAGCAGCAACCTCGTAATATTCACTACTGTCATGCGATCCTACCAGCATGTTCACGAGCTTGCTGATGCTCTCCGGAGTAAAATCTTGTTTCTTGCCTTTGCGGTCAGCTTGAACGCTCATGAAGTATTCTGAGAACCAGTCATGCGATACGTCTGTGCTGACATCTAGGAATTGCTTAAAAAGCTCGTTACGTTTTTGCTGATCCATGACAATCTTCATCAATGCTGCTGGTGCCTGCTGTGCCTCACGAACACCAATCAGCTTGTGAACAATATCAGCCGTAAATTTTACTGACATATTTCCTCCACTTTCGTAATAACCAGTGGTTCCGGAATATCGACTTTAATGTCATCGCCACGGGTGTTGTGCGATTCCGTGTGCTTGGCCATGTTCTCGTTTATCCAGCGGATACACTGAGATTGATACTTGGCTCGGTAATACTCGGTTCCTGTGTTTAAACCTGCTACTACGTACATTTGTGTGCCTCCAATAGTTTCACAGCATCGTCTGCCGATCTGCATACGCCGTAAATTACTTTTGTTCCTGATATAGCGGCCGCAAAACGTTTTTGATCTTCACGAAGTCTTCCTTTTTCGTTTTTGCATTCAACCAGTACAGCACGTCCGTCCGCTTTTCTTATCGCAGTAATATCAGGCCACCCAGGCGGTGGTCCTGCGTTGAAAATTCTTCCGTCCACAGTTCTTACAGTTCCCACGTTCGTTCTAGCAACAATGCAACCGTGTTCCGATAGTGCCAGCATGATTTCTGATTGAATGGCATGCTCTGATTTCATGTATGCTCCTTTAATGTCGGATGATATGACGGATGCTTGAAGCCGTTTATGCTTACTCTCGCAAGGGATCAAAGCAATTAATGACGGATATGACGGATGAATCGAAAAACAAAGTTCATACTATACTTTTTTATATTTACCCATATATACTTTTTAACTATTCATCCGTCATAAGAAATAAATATAGGCTAAATCCTTACAGCCGTAAGGGTTGTCGATAAAATTCATCCGTCATATCATCCGTCATTTTGTTGCCCAATTTAAGCGCGGATCGATTTTTTCTTTAATTCCCAAATAAAATCTGCCGTCCATTTTTCTAACGTATTCGAACTTCTTCTGCATTTCTGCACCAAACTTTTGCTTGCGCATCTTGTACTCACCCGATTTGTCACACCAGTCAACATATGTTTGGTAAAGCTGACCAGCGGCGGCCTGATAGCCGGGCCCTTTTTCACAGCAATCATTGACAAATAGTTCAAGAACATCCATTTCTGTTCGGTACTCATTGCTTGCATCTTTCACACTCTGCGGCGGCTCTAATCCTTCGCGCTGCCACTTAAGTGCTCCATCAACTGCCCAATTTAGAATCCCGATCGATTCACGTTCAAGCTTGTATGTGAGTCTTTTGTCTACCTGATCTACTGGCACTTGATGAGTAAATGGAATCAGCATCAATCTTCGCCAGATACCATCATCTGTTCCTCGAATAATGGGCTTGTGGTTAGTTGACAGCCAAAGCTTGAATTCTGGTTTGAATTCGAACTCTGATCCGTATAAAAAACGTGCGGTAACAGATTCTCCTCCGGTTAGTTCTTTGATAAGTCCTTCATCTAGTCGGACGCCTTCATTTGGTTCACTTGCAGATACCAGACGAGCACCCTTTAGTCTTGCAATATCGCTGTTGGCACCCCCGCTAGACTGCTGAACCATAATTGATTTAGCCTGCATCGTGCGTGAATAACTTCCGGCTATGTGCTTGATGGTATCCATGAAAACAGATTTACCATTTCGCCCTGATCCGTAAAGGATGAACATGACTTGCTCTTCAACTGATCCTGTTAATGAGTACCCGACCGCTTTTTGAATGTAATCAATTAATTCATTGTCTCCGTTGAAAGTCTGATTCAAAAAGGCTTGCCATTCAGGACACTCAACAGTGTCTGAATATTCAACGTTTGATTTCTTCGAGAACATTTTCTTAATATCATGCTCGTGAAGAGTCCCATCAGACAAATCAATATATCCGTTGTCAACATTCATTAAGGTCTGATCAGCATCAAATTCATCAGTTGTCACCGGTAGACGATGTTGAATCTCATCTTCAAGCGCTCTTTTAGCACGATTTCCACGACTGGTTTTGCAAAACTTTGCCCATTCCTTCTCAGCTTTTTCCGGATCAACATCAGGAGGAGTTTTTGGCTTTTCATTTTTCAAGTCAGCAACTACTTGGTCAATCATGGTTCGCAATAAGCCACGCTTATCAAGTTCCCAGAAGCTACCATTGTAGATATACCAAGCCTTATCGATATAGCTGTACCTCGCGACATCACCATATCGATCAACAAACCTATCTGCATTGCCTGTGTCATCCCACGAACGAGGAGGAAACGCTTTTGGCTTTCCAGTGTCAGTAATAAATCCAAGCTTATATTTAGGCTTTTCATGTTTCGGCTGATAAGTATCACGCACATCATTAATGGCTCGGTTGAGCGTTGAAACGCCGTAGGTTGTTTTGCCGTGTTTCTCGTCCCACTTTGGTCTCATTAACGATGACTGGCGGAATATACTGTCCATCCGGGTGAAATCTCTGCCTGTCCAAAATGCCAGGTCATTTGCAAATGCCAGATCAGCCTCCGATTGAGATGGATATAATGGTTCCCAGCCTCCGTTGAGCAGTTTCTTAATTCGATCACCACTTTTAGATTTCAGCATTTTAATGATGATCTCATCTTCAGAAAGATTATTAGGTGCTAAATTGTACCTGCTGGGCAAATCGATGACGGTTTTTGGCTCCAAATACTTTGTATATATCCGCTTGAATTCCTCTTTTGTTGGAGAATTGATTGAATGAAACTTGCCAATCTCATCTCCCGTCATTGCAAAGAACCGCCCGCTTTGATACATCTCAACATTAGCTTTTCTTCGGCGTGTACCAGGTATTTCACCTTTGACAATGATATGAATACCAGTACCAGACATTGACCTTTCGGTATATGACCTGAAAGTATTCATGAACTCCCATGCGACATTGTCGTCAGTTTGTCCCTCTTCTAGTCTCTCCAAATCATCGCCAATATGATCAACGTCAATTCCTACATATCCGTTTGCAAAGAAAAATCCAAGTCCGTCAAGGTCATAAGCCTGTAATGCTGTGATTGCTTCTTCAAAAGTTACCCACTGTTTCGAGTCCGTTGAGCTTGTTTTTGTGCCAGTTAAGGCAGAATAAGGAATCTTAGTATATTTATTTTTCTCTGGTTGCCAGATTCGGTGAAAGCAGCCCCATTGTTTTAGGGACCGTAGTTCTGCTGGAATGCGTTCATACATTCTTAATCCTCCTAGAATGGCAAGTCGGAATCGTCAACCGGTTCATGAGGCTGACTTGGTTGAGAATCATCCTTAAATTTGTGAGCAACTTGTGGATACTTGCTAGCATGAACACTCCACGGGGCCACTGTGTTCCGATCACCATATTCAGGGTTTTTCTCAACTTTGACATAAACTCGTACAGGCTTGTGATAAATAGCCTTGCAGAAATCATCGACGCTATTTAATGGAGTGCCTTCAGGGATCTTTGTCGCTTCCAATACATACTGGAGACCGTCCATATCATATTGGTTCGTAGCTTTGCGCTTCCAGTTATCGAAAAAGACAACTCGGTTATGATACTTTCCATTAGTTTTTGGCTCTGCTGCATCAAGATCATTGCGAACCGTGAGACGTAGCTGTAGTGATTCCGATCCCCTCTTGGTTGCAATTTCACCGGCTTGCGTAATGACCATTTCATATTCACCTTCTGGAAGTGGTGAAAAATCGTTTTCCTGATTCTTGCTATAATCTGCGGTAATGAATGACATATTAGTTTCCTCCTAAATATTTATGTTCGGCAGCTTTACGGGCTGCGATGGCTTCGTCTTTGGTATTGAATGTTCCAAGCCAAATCCTTTTTTTATTAATTTTGATGTAAGCGCCCCATTTTCCGGTGCGAAGCCTTGAAACTCCGGGGTATCCAGAAGTGTTGTTACTTTGTAAATATTTACGTTGCACAGCATTAAGCTTGTTTCCTGATCCAATTCCAGTTGTGCTCCCACTGCGTAGTGCTTCGTACCAGTAAACTTTTAAATCTCCTGTACGGTTATTCCTAGCAAGAACACGTTGACTCTTCCCACGCACTTCGGCGTAACCCAAGACTTCAATATTTCCGAATGTTTCACCGGTATGATCAATCGCTGGTCTACCCATCTATGCTCGCTTCCTTTCCTTTAGCCATCCCCTAGCCACAATCTGGTGGTAAGCCCATCCGGGTTTATAGCCACGTGCTTTTGCAATTGCGTACATGTCTTCAGGTGACTCGGCATCTTCGGCTTTCATTTGTCCATATTTGGTTTTTGAATAGTCCGCAACTATTTTGAATACTTTCTTGTCTACCTTTTTTAATTTTGCCGTAGGATCAACTTCAAGATCAGCACCGTCTGCTCTGAATGAATATCCACAAAGTGGGCATTGCTTAACCTGTGCAGGAACGATTCCGTAACATTTTGGACAGCTCTTGATCGCAGGTCCGTCTGATTTACCCCTGCGTTTTTCCTGCTTAGGTCGATCTTTAAGCGACCATTCACGGTCAGCATCAGGAAGACCAAAGCGATAAACGTTCGCAACGTGATCAATAATGATTGCCCTTTTGTTCGGCCTATAGCGCATTCCTCGCATCGATTGCTGAATGTCAAGAACAAGAGAAGCAGTTGGCCTCAGCATGATGACAACGCCACATTCGGGAACATCAAACCCTTCTGAGATGAGATCGACGTTTGATATGATTCTAATTTTTCCATCTTTAAAGGCTGTCATTGCTTCATCACGATTCAAAGCAGGCGTTTTGCTGTCAACATGAATGGCAGATATACCGGCAGCATTGAACGTTGCCGCAACTCGCTTGCTTTCTTCGATACTGTGGGCATAGATAATAGCCTGGCGTCCATTGGCCAAATTCTGGTAGTGACTAACAACATCACCAAAAATCATCTTTGTATTGGCCTCATCAATCGACTTTGTGGAATAATCACCAGTTGATGATTTCTTTAGCTTTTCAACGTCAATTAATGTTGGCGCATAGTAGTCAAAAGGCGCTAAGTAGTGATGTTCAATTAGCCATTTAACTGTTGGCCCCTCAACCATGGTTTCATAAACATCCCCCAGTCCCTTTCCTGAAAGTCTCCATGGGCTTGCTGAAAAACCTAAGCGTGGAACGTCTTTATAAAACCCATAAATTTTTAGGTAAGTCTTTGCCAAACTGTGATGTGTTTCATCAGTGATGATTAGAGTCGGTTTTGGCAATTTTCCTAAGCGTCTAGCAATTCTGCCAACAGTCATGATGGTGCATTTGTTCAAATCAACTCCGTTTGCAATAAAAGTCTTCGTGATTTGATCAATAAGTTCTTTTCTGTGAACGGTGAACATAACGTGCCCGCCCTTCATGACTGCCAACCTAGCTATTTCAGCGATGATAACTGATTTACCAGATCCCGCTGGGCTGACTAGCAGTACAGACTTGTGACCGTCAGCCAGCTTTTCTCTTGCTTGATTAACTAGCTTCTTCTGGTAAGGATGAAGCTGAAACATCACTGTCACCTCCAAACTTAAAGAGGTCCTCAATGGCGCACGCAGTTCGATCATCCAAACGATTTTTTGCAAATATTGCATCTGAACCTGCAAGAATAACTCCTCGGTGGCTTGTCTTTGTGCTGATGACTACGCGTCCTACAACGTCTGTTAGGCCTAATAACCCGTCACGTACGCTGTCGCGAATTGCTGGTGCATACTGGCTGAACGATTGTCCAGTTTCGCTTGTAATGTCTCGTGTGTTCTCCCAAGCGGTTACTAGCACGTTAACTGGTGCGTCCATGAAGATCATGGTCATGATACGGGCAAAGTAATTTGTCCATCTTGAGTAATCCTGAAGCTCGTTGCCAATGCCGTTCTTACTGTGTCTGCCCATCTCGACAAACCAGTCTTTTTCGAATGCTGAGACGTTGTCGATCACCAGATTGTCATACCCAGAAACACGCTCAGCCAGATTTTTCAGGAACTCTTTCCATTCTTCGCTTGGTTTGCTTCGGTCAAATGGCTGCACATCAATGTTCGGTGCACCGGATAGCACTTTTGAACTGTCATCCAGATCTAGCACAAGTGTTTTGCCATTAAGATTGCGGATAGCTGACGTCTTACCGACACCAGGCTTTCCATAAATCAAAACTCGCCAGTTCTTTGTTCGATCAATTGAAGATGCATGTTTAATTGGCTGCATCTACCGCACCCCCAGTCCAATGTTCTCAACCAGTCGCGCATTTGGTACCTCACGGCCAGCTTGTAATGCTTTCTTCAAGTCGGCTTTGTTGACCGTCAACGTGGTCTTAATGAACTCTGGTGGCAACTTATTCGGGTCTTCTGGTGCTTCCACGCTCACTGTTCTGCGAGTGTAAATACTGAACAGTGGTGTATGAATGTGTTCACGACCAGTTTCAACCATCGCTTGCGCCAATCGTGATTTGATTGTCGCAGCGTTTTTCTTGGCACTTGTCTTTCGTTCTTGCAAACGCCTGATTTCAGCATCGATTTCTTTGACGTCTGCTTCGATTGATTTATAGACTTTGACATAGCCAACCGCCTTATCATCAAAGTCGCCCTCAACCATTTCCATCGTGTCAGCAATAGCTTTTGGATCAGCCTTGCCACTTTCTGCCAGTCGTTGCAAACTGGTCAATTTGTCTGTTAAGTCGTATAATACTGACATATAATATTTTCCTTTCTATCAGTCGTTGGTCTGGACGCCAGCGGCTTTTTTCATAGCTTGTTTGATAATAAATAGGATCGCATGTGCGCCATCTTCTTGACCCATCGCATACGTTTGATGAGGGTCTGTATTGTTCGTCCCATAGTCGGTAGCAACCTTGTGATATGCTGCAATCTGACGGTTCGCTTCGGCTAAAATGTGCTCGTATACTTCATTGGTCATCACGTCATCCCCTTAGTTTCGCTAGTCGTGCACGTAGCTTCTCGTTCTCGGCAAGCAACATCTTTGCAATTGGTGTGTGGTTGCCGCGCATGATGTCTAACATCAATTTATTGTGTTCGTTCAGCAAATCACCAATGGTACGTTCTGATTCATTCAATCCAATACCTCCAATTTCCGCTGTGGCCTAAGCAGTGACCGATGATCACGCCGAAGGCACCACCAATTAGTAAATATTCAATCATTGTTTGCCCTTCTCTCTAAGTGACCTTGAAATCTCTGGGAACCATTTGTCTAAGAAGTCAAGCCATGGTTTCGGATGAAACAGATACCCCTTTTTGCCAGGCGGTGGATATGAAACCACGGTATCTTTCAAGAACTTGTGGAAGCGTGGGACGTTCAAGATATTGTTAACTACCCACGTGTTGTTATGTCCTTCGACATAGCTTGTTGCGGTGGTGAGCGTCCACATGCCTCGTGCTGCTAGCTTGCGTTTTAACTCTTGGTTCTCCTCAATCATCTTTGCCAGTTCTTCTTCATCGACCGCTAAATACTTTTTGCTTGAAATCTGATCATCTTCAACAACCTGCAACAGTGGCATGGCATTTCCTCCTTTCCTGTGATTGCCTCCTGACGATGGACATGTTTTGCTCTTATTGTTAGGCGATTGACTTGATGAGCTCCGCGATGGCTGCCACCATCTCGGGGCTTTTTCCTTTGTTCTTCAGTTGAGCAACAACAAATTCTGTAACGGCATTTTCCAGTTTTTCCTGTGTGCGTCCGTTCATTTAAACTGCCTCCTTAGGCTGTCTGCTTCATTTCTTAGTCTCTGCATCTACTTCATCCGGAAGTTCTTCGGTCGAGTCATACATCGCACTTAGATAATCGTTGATGATGGCTAACTGCTTTAGTTCAGCAATCGAGTCATCGATTAGCTCCATCTTGTCGGTGGATTTTAGTGAGTATGGGCCGCCATTCGGACCGATAGAGCTTCCAAGGTCCATCAGAATATCAGTCTGGTCAGGAAGAACAGAGTGACCAATTTCTGAGATGCGGTCTTCAACAACGCTGATCATGTCATCAAGCATTTTGAGCTTGACCTGCTTTGGCACTTTGATACTTGTCATGATTCAATACCTCCCTTAATACTCGTTGTCCCAGACGCGATACTTGATGGCGTGGTCCTTAACAACCGCCATGTAGATCTCAATGAGCCGCTTGTCATTGCCAATCACATCAACTTTGTTGGTCTTATTTCGCTTGGATAAAGATTGGCCTTCCCCAGCCATTCGGTTGCGTAGGTTGGTAAGCCGTGTACTCAAGCTGTATCCGCCTCGTTGTTCGACATCTTTGTAGATATCTTTCCGTGTGGCTTGATAATCGTCTCCTCTCATATGTGCGATCTTAGTAATGATGTCCCGAGTTGCTCGGCGCCAGTCCATTGTGGAAATACTTACGATGTCACTGATGGCATTTACTTTTGCATCAACTCGATTCAAGCGTCGCTCTTGTGCGGCTAGCGCTTGCGTAGCTGCAACAGCCGCCCGTGTCGCTGGACTTAGACCGGTCATATCGTGATGTGCCTGCTTATCAATTTCGATAAAATATTGACGCGCTTGCTTGCCTCGATCGGTTCGCTGAATCATTGCAACTTCCTTGGCCATGTCGAGCGTCATGACGTGATCAGTACGTGGACGACCACCAATAGGTTTTTCACTTTTTTGTGATAAACCTTTAAAGTCAGTGTTTTCCGTAAATCCATAGTCAATCATGCGGTCAAACCACTGCGTATATGGCGTATCTACTTCCAAGAAATCGTGCAGCTCGCGACCGCTTACTGCGATCGTTCCATCATCACGTGTGATGGTCTTAATTAGTTCATTCATTTAAACAGTCTCCTTATAAATCTCATAGCGAGATATTAGTCTTCAAAAAAAAGAGCTCCAACAGGAATTTCCATCGCTCTGGCAATGATTAACATTTCATAATCGTTAAATGGATATACTCCTTTTTCTTTTAGCTCATATTGCCTACGGCTAAGGCCAACCATTGCGCCAACATATGATGTTGTCCAACGGCGCCGATTGCGCTCTCCACGCAGTTTATCTTTAGGCTTTAGAAATTCTACACGCAGGTCCTGCTTAGTTGCTCCAGCTAGCATTTGATGTCACCTCGCTTTCAACATCATTAGTATCTCACGGCGAGATATAGATTGCAACAACAAATTTCTCATTGTGAGATATTTTTCTTGAATATACCCTAATATGTGATATTATTAACCCATAAGAGGTGGACAAAATGCCAAACAAATCTGCAAATATTCTGGGCCCTGTAATTAAGGAACTAAGGAAGCAAAAGAAAATGACTCAGGCTGACCTTAGCAGGATTACCGGCATTGCCCAGAACACTATTTCAAATCATGAAAATCAGAATAGAGCACTCGATGAAAATTCCATCATTAAATACGCCAAAGCACTTGGGGTAACTCCGCAAGCACTGTACGATGCGGCTATTGTTAAGAAGTCAATTGACACTAAATCAATGGTGATTGATGTACGGCAAACCGCAATTGACGAAATTAACGATGTTGTTAAAGAACTAGTAACGCCTCGCGTGCAAAAAGTTGCTTCATATGCCGAAAAGCAGCTCAATGAACAGCAAAATCCAGACAACGTTGTCAGCTTAGATGAAGCACGTGTAGAACGTAATCTCGATGAACCAGAGTTCAATGTTGAGGTTGATGGTATTGTGGCCGCTGGATATGGTGCCTTTAATGATGATCGCGATGAACCAATGGACACAGTTAAGATTCCAGACAGTGCTATTCCGTCTCACTACGATTACTGTTTTAAAGTTGTCGGCGACAGTATGCATCCTACCTATGATGATGGTGAGTTTGTCTTTGTTCAAAAAACACAAGATGTTACTAACGGCATGATCGCGGTAGTTGATATTGATGACATGACATTCATCAAGAAACTTATTTTTGAAGAGAACCGTCTCTGCCTTCGGTCATTGAATGATGACGTAGATGAAGAAACTGGCGAACGTATCTACCCAGATTTCTACGCTGACGACACAGACAATATTGAAGTGATCGGCAAAGTTGTTGGGTCATATGCATTCAAATAATCTTACGTCCAAACCCTGATCGACGTTAAAAGCTGCTTTGGAGGGATTCATTATGAAGAATGTTAAATGTGTGCTTTGCGGTAGCAACAAGCTCGGCTTTTATCGTTTGCACGTACAAGACGGGGTTATCTGTCACTCGTGCTTAAAAGGAACCCCAATCGGCGAATATGGGGCTTCCTTCAATGGAAATAAGCGAAGTCTTGCGGCCTTTTGGGGATCTCACAACACGTCTAAGGATTTTCAAAAACTAACCGATGTTGGAAAACCGGTTGACCTGTCAGCCTATAAGAAAAATGCAAAGAACGAGGATAGAGCCAAATATCAGGCCATAAAGCAAGAGTTTATTCAGCATGATAGTACCAAATTTGAAAATGTTTATTTTGATGACAATCTCAAGCGGATATTGATTGATACAACACTTTTCAACAAGAACTATGCCGTAAAAGACTACAGCACAATTGTTGGCTACCACCCAACCGAAACCGGACATTCAGACCAAAAAAAGAAGCATGGAATAACGCGGACGCTTGCCGGCGGTGCCCTCCTTGGGCCGGTTGGCGCTATCGCTGGAGCAGTCAGCAGCCGAAGCAAGCAATACGATGTGATTGACAGAATATCAGTAACAATAGCGTTCAACGATGGTAGCTCTCACGAAATTAAAATTCTATCCGGACCAATAAAGCCGGGATTGATCACCAATATGTCCGAAAAAGAGCTAGCCTCACTTACTGCAAAGCTAGATGGCATAATTTCTGGTGAGCAAGCAGCTAATCGTTCTCAATCTATGCAAGTAGCAAGCGGAGCAGATGAAATCATCAAATACAAAAAGCTTTTAGATGATGGCATTATTAATGAGCAAGAGTTCAACGCTAAAAAGAAACAGCTTATCGGACTATAGTCTCTTCCCCCACGCAAGCGGCGTCCCCGTGCAAGCCGGAGAGTGGGGCTTGTATCGCATACCAAGTAAAGGATGTGAGTCATCATGCTAAAAAAGATAGTTGCCATCTCACTTATTGTTTTGTTGGCTGGCGCAACAACCGCTTGCGCTAGTGACCAAGACGATGATCAAGATGTCGAGCAGTTTAACTGAGCATCGACTGGATACAAAAGCTTGGTATTTAAGATAGGAGACAGCAAAATGGATCGGCCAATAATTAATGCCATCTACTTCACGGAGAAAGACAAATCCAAACCGATGATGGTGCTCCCGTTAGATAGCACTAAACTTCACATCGATATTCACGTTCAAGTCATTAATTTCACTTTAGATAAGCATACGTTAACTTTGTCCGTAAGCGATCAGAATGGAAACGTTATGCTCGAAGCTAGCCAGCAACCCATGGACGCCTCTTCATTGAAGGCAAGAGGAACATATGGCATTGTTGATGCAACTCTTTTCGTTGTATTTGACAAATTAGAGCTTAAGGGAGTGAATCGGCTAAGGTTTGATATATCCTTCGATAATGATGCTAAGGCTACTGCATATCTGTTTGTTTCACGAGGTGACAAGAATGATTGATGTCGGGATTAGCAACGTTATCTTTAGAACTGATACAGAGATAAAACGATCCTCTTCTATAAGGGCATTCATCAAGGGATATAGGATTACTATGGCAACGGGTAAAAGCAAAACAGAGTATAATAAAACCAAGGAGGCGGATAACATGACAAATGAAAATACCGTGACTCAAGATCAATTAAAGTTTGCAGAGCAAGACGCTAATCACAAGCTTGATATTATCAACTTAAAGATTGACGCACTAACAAAATCGGTTAATACAATTTCAACCAAAGCTGACGGAATTGATGAACTAAAAACTACTACTGCTGTTTTATCTGAAAAAGAGTCGACAACACGGGCTTTGGCATGGGCCATTGTTGTTGCCATTGTTGGAGGCCTCATTAAGCTGATTCTTTTTTAGTCAAGGCAAGGTTCATTTCAGGCTCACAGCAACGTGGGCTTTTGTTTTCTCTAACTTATTTTTTCACAACTCATTCTCCTTATAGGAGGTATCATCTATGAAAACAATTACAGTAATCTCTTATAAGTTTGGCGAAAAAAGCTGGAAAAACTTCGAAGGAGAACCTATCAAAAAATATGAGCACTCAGTTCTCCTAGACATTTCAAACACCGAAGTCTTCAGTGATAAAGAAAAAGCAGAACTAAATTACAAGATCGTTGTCCCCTTTTCTAGAATTAGAGAGAAACGATTCATCAAAGATATTCCACTCAGTAACGTAAACGAGGCGCTTAACAAGAAAAAAGCAAGTAGGAGAAAGTAACGACAAAAAGCGCCTACCCAAGCGAATGGGTAGACGCCTAACAGAACGTGACTGCATGGTTAGGTGCAATAGCACCTAGCTTTATTATAGCACAAGGAGGTGTAAATGTGGCCAGTATTAGTAAGCGTGGCAAAAAATGGCAATATCGTGTCTCTTACAAGGATAATGATGGAACACGCAAGTATGTCAACAAGGGTGGCTTCCCCTCAAAAAAGGCTGCTGATATAGCGGCAATCGAAGTCGAACGTCAGCATAATCGCGGTGCAAATTTGGATCTTAACAAGATAACGTTAATCGACTACTGGGACAAATGGATTGAGCTGTACAAATCTGGTAAGCATTCTCGTATCACCGAAGCCCGGTATAAAACAATTCGTAAACAGTTGTTAGCCTACTGGGGCGAAAGCCGTGAACTAAAATCAATTTCAAAATCAGACTGGCAGGCATTTATCAATGAGTTTGGCAAAAAAAGGGCTAAAGATACAGTCAGCAAATTGAATGGCTATGTTCGCTCAATGGCTGATTCTGCCGTCGATGACCAAATAATATATACTAACTTCACTCATAACGTTGTCCTCACTGGTAATGAAGGCCAAGCAGGAATCATCAAATATTTGCAAGTAAAGGATTTGCGCAAGCTCGTCAATTACTGCCTAGAATTTGCAGACTACGAGCATATTGCTTACTACATCATCGCAACCGGGGCACTGACCGGAGCTAGGTATTCTGAAGTTCTTGGCCTCACGTGGGATCATGTTGATCTTAAAAAGCGCGTTGTGCACATTACCAGAACGTGGGATCACAGATATGGGAGCGGCTTTGCTACTACTAAGAACAAATCAAGTGTACGTGACATCGACATCACGAGAGAACTTGCAGACTTGCTTTTACGTCTCAAAAAAGAACAGCAAGAGGTCTACCTTGCTCAGGGATATCGTGATAGCAAACAACTATTATTTCGCAGCATACGGCATAACATGCTATCGAGCACGGCAATTAATAAGGATCTAAGGACGATCGAGAAGGCTCTAGACATTTACCCCGCGATTACTTTCCATGGGCTTAGACACACTCACGTTTCCTATTTGATTGCCAATCACGTTGACATTAACTATATTTCAAAAAGACTTGGGCATGCCAATACAATGATCACTCAAAAAGTCTACGCTCATCTTCTTGAAGATCAAAGAAAAGAGCAGGTATCCCAGACGCTACAAGCACTTTCGAGACTTTAGCTTGTGCACATTTTGTGCACCGGAGGAAAAAAACAACCGAAAATAAAAGGAAACAAAAATCCCGAAATGCCTTTATACCAGCATTCCGGGAAGCTATAGAAAGCATCTAGAAGCATAAAAACGGAGAGTAAGGGATTCGAACCCTTGATACAGGCAAAACCCGTATACATGGTTTCCAACCATGCTCCTTCAGCCTCTCGGACAACTCTCCATAAAAAA